TACAGACGTTTCTTTTCCTGTAGGTACTCTCTGTGTTGGTTGTATCTGAGGACTATTGGGTGTACCATGAAGACTGTTACTATATGCCATAGATTGTGGCAAAGTAATAATTCCACTAGGTGCAATTTGTCCTTTCTTATTAAGGCCCCAGACAAATACGAGACTGTGGTCGGTTGGTGTCCTTTCGTCAGGACTATAAACGATAGTTGGTTTGAATTTATCGTTGTACATCGATCGAACATTGTTTGTTCGATCGGCAAAGAAGTTGTATGTTATCTCACCAATTGATAGACGGTCAGGAAATGAAGAAACCTTACCTGAGAGGAATGTTCGTTCTAGTGTTTTGACGTCATCAAATTTCATATCGAATGTCCTGTTTATTGTTATTTATACGAACTTTTGATAGAACTCTTTGATCCGTAATGTCAAAGGAACAATATATGGCTGAATTGACTTCTTAAACACCAACGGTAGTCCCTTTTCGACTGTAATCAGAGTGACAATTTGTGGTATTTCAATCTGGGTACGTTCTGCAAATGCAAGACAGTAGAATGTTTCCTGTAAGTAATAGTCTTCAACCATCCAAGTGTGCTTCATGTTTGTTGATGATTTAAAATCAATGATTGATGGGACACCAGCAAAATCAGCAATACAATCGACTCGCCCAGCCACTTGAAGAACGTCACTATATAGAGACTTTTCTTGGAGGTAGATATTATCAATCTTGTCGATGTATATCTTCAATTGATTGAATAGTTTGACAGTTGAATTGTCGTGGTCCCTTGTTGGATTTTCTTCGTTGTTAAGATACCGTTCAGCAACTTCGTGAACAGCTGTACCGCGCTTAGCAGCACGTTCCATCTCTTTGTCGGCCTTTTGATGACCAAGAGAGTTCCTCCATTCAACAAGGTACGGTTTTTCTTTTGCACCAAGAACGGTTGTTATTGAAGGATAGTACTGACCATCAGGGGTTAGATACCACCTTTGTTTATTTGTCATTGTTGCCGGTAGGTTTGGAACACTAACGGGCTTGTGTGTAAACATTATGGGAAAGATGCTTTTCCTGGAGCTTGTTGTCCTTGAAAGCCTGTTTGAGCTGTCTGAGCTGGTTGTGTACCTGGTTTTTGATTTGCTGCTTTGTCATTCTTGGCTTGCTCTGCATTGACTCTCTTTTGTTCAGCAGCTTGTTTCTGCGTTAGTGACATAACAGTACGTTGTAACTGAACGTTTTTGTCATCGTATTTCTTTGTATCACGAGCCTTTTGTGCAAGAGTAATAGCCTGTTGATTTTTTATCTGTGCAAGTTGTGTATCCAATTGACCAAGTTGATCTTGCTCCATCAGATCGAGATATTGTTTGAATGTTAGTTTATTGAACATTACCTATCCCAATTGTTTTCAACGCGACGTCTTTTGTCTTCTTCGTGCCATTCACTTTCTTGTTTGGCATAATCGAATGTCCCATTTGTTACACCTTGTGGAAGACGTTGGTTATGCTCACTGACAGTATCATTCAGCCAATCTTGAAGTTCTTCATAAGTCCTAACCATTGTAACAAAATCATCTTCTGAGTTCCTAAAAGCGCCGTTATTACGAATTGGATATACAATAATTATCTCACCTGGATTTGTATCAACCCAAACTGTATAATGTGGATTCGACCAAAGACCTATTCCGCCATTTTCTTCCCAACCATCGCCATCAAGTTGTCGATCAACACCACTATACTGGCGATATCCTTCACCAAACATTCCCTGAACCATTCCATCTTCTGTTTCACGTGCTTGATCGTGACGGTACTTAGCCAACATTGTAAGTTTTCTTGCTTCTTTCTGGTCTTCCTTCTTCTGACGGTAGTACGCTTCAGCATCGAGAACTTCTTGTTCGGAACGAACTTTCTGTGTAGCAATCTGTGCGGTGTATTCAGCTTCTTTTGCGCGCGCCTCAGCAGCCTTAGCATCAGCTTCAGCCTTACGTGCTTCTGCATCGGACTTGAGCATGTCAATCACTTTATTAAGTGCAGACTTAACACCTTCATCGGGACTTGGAGCCATTGCTCCCTCATCGCCAGGTGGAACTTCGTCCATGCCCTCTAAATCTGGTAGCTCTCCTTCATCACCACCCTCAACATCTCCCTCACCCCCAGCTGGAAGTTCCTCTTCTTGATCTTCAGCAATATTTGGCCATTCAGTGTGAACAATGTCAAACCGGTTGTGAAGGTTAAACAGAAGTTCTGCAATCTCCGCAGAAGTGTTAACTGCGTCCTCTAATTGTGATGACACAGCTTGTTGAAAGTCATTAGCTTGTTCTGGACGAACGTAGACTTTTACGATATTGCCCTGGTCATCTTGAAGACCGAAAGCAATTGTATTTTGTTGAAAGTCCATTTTCTTCTCAGCAGCCCGCATCTTTCCCTCTACATCAGCAGGAGAGAACATATTTTGTGCGTATTCGTTAAGAAGACCTGTAAGGAAACTTTGACGAAGCGATAGTTTGTTAAGAACGTCGTTTGCCTCGTTTTTGTATTTGATTACAGGAATACCAGCAACTTTCTGGCGACGACGGATTCCAGTGGACCCCTTGAGAAGACGAGAAGGAACAGCAGCGACAGCACCACCACCTACAGCACCACCAGCACCACCAGCAGCACTCTCTTTAATTTTGTTTCGTTGTGTCATAACAAACCTCAGTGTGTTTAGAGTATTTATTGTGACACAACGATTTATTGCACAAGATTATTCTTTGTCCCAAGGCCAGGAAATTGACTCATCATCTTCGTCTTCGTCATCTTCGCCATCAGACCAATCTTCATCAGAATCTTCATCAGAATCTTCATCAGAATCTTCATCATCTTCATCATCCATGAAAATGATGTCATCGACTTCCCAGATTCCGTAAATATTGAATGTTTTCCATTGAACTTCGATCGATTCGTTAAAGGTATGATCAACGAAATCTTCGAATGTGAACATTGAAGACATATGGTCCTTAACGTACTGAGCATACTCAGTAACATAATGTTCCATTTCTGCAACAGCGACTTCGTCATAGTCGTCACCAGAGACATCAATAGCTCTGATATATTCTTTAGGAATAGCAACAGGAACGATAAATCGTTCTACGATATCGCAATTCTTTTTTTCGTACTCAATCGCTACTGCGTGTCCTACCTCAAGTTTGACTTCATCGTCCTCATAATTAGCCATTTGCAGCTTCCTTTTCAGTTGTTTGTGTTGCTGCGGTCTTTACGACCTCAGCAACGTGTTGACGAACAGCATTAATAATTGACTGTGCGAGTGTCTGCATTGCTGCGTCTGCAATGACGTGCTCATCTTGAGCATTTTGCTTTCGTTGAGTTGTTTCTTCGTACAGTTCAACTAGTTTTTTAACATTATCTGGAAGATTGACAATATCATGTTCAACATTATCGACTCCAATTTTTGTTATTGGTTCTACCTTTTTCATTTCTTCTCCTTATCTCCAAACATATCAAGTAGTTGTATTTGCTTTGTTGGAGTATTATCAGTTTTATTTACTTTTGGGTCTTTGTTTGATGGATTGGGTTTCGTGTTAAGTTTTAATCCTTGAGAACCGTCATTGCGGTTCTCAATTCGTAACGTTCTCAACCACGTCAAATAGACAACCCTACCCGTTCCTTCACTGTTTCTTGTCTTACCAAACTGTAATGCTATTTCACCAGCTGCTCTCATTGATTCTGTTCTAAGAATTGTCACAAGAACGTCTGTTGTGTTAATCTTACTAATACCACCAGCAATGTGACTGTGATCATGTGTCGTTGCCTTAACAGATTCTCTATTTAACTGTGAAGCTGTAATTCCAATCATATCATAGTCAACAAGAATCTCACGAAGTTCTTCTGATGAGTGTTTGTCCTTTGTAAAAAAATCACCAGCATTGACGTGTTCGTCTGGCGACATTAGGTCAAGATAGTCGACAATTAAAACATCAGGAATATAACCACGTTTAAGTTCAAACTCTTTAAGAAACGACCTAATATGTGATGGTTTTGTTGACGAAGGCATCTTCTCGATGACCAGCCGAAGAGAATCCTTCATCTGTCGTATCTTTTCCATTGCCTCCGTCATTCTTGTCATCATTTGGAATGACGGTATTCCTGTTGCTATCGAGGTTGTCCTCTTATAAACCACGGGTACACCAAGTTCAAGAGTGATGTAAAGAACCTTCAATCCTTGTTCAGCATATCGAACAGCAAGGTTTGTTAGAACAACAGATTTTCCAGCACCGGAATTACCTGCAACAATTAGAAGTTCTTGTCTGTTTAGACCTCCTTCAAGGATCTCATCAAACTCTGTCCAAAGAGTTGGATATGGTTTGTACGATTCAAACGTCTTGGTTAGATAGCTTGCGTCTTCTGTAAAGTCGACACCAGCATTTCTATGTAAAGATACAAGTAACGCATCTGAAATTAGTGAACGGATCTTACCATAATCGCCCTTTTCTAGGTACGCTGGAGAAGCGAAGATTGCTTCTTCGATTGCACAATCACGACAGAACGTTTCAATCTCTGTAGCACAATAATCAATTTGGTCACGAGTTAATATGTGCTTTGTTAACTTGACATCCGTTTCGGCAAAAATCTGTTCAAGTGATGGAACTGTACTGTAATCTTTATAGTACTTTTCTATAAACTTGACAATGTTGCGAAATTCAGGATTGAAGTATTGAGGTCTAACAATACCAAGACATAGTGCATAAACATCTGGTGATGATATTAGATACTCTATAAGTAGTTTTTGCTTTTCTGACTGCATATTACTCCTACCGTAATTAGATATTATACGATAGAATCTTTTGGGTTACAACGTACCAAATCTGATTGGTGGGTAAATTTGCTTGATTAGTTCTGGTTGAACGAATAATTCAGCATCTTCTTGATATGTCAATATCGCTGTTTGTGCAGTTGTGATTGTTGACATGGGCACAATATGGATAAAATCCTTATCTATTGTTGCATATGGAAACTTTCCAAGCAGGATATTAACCTGTTCAAGTGGATATGGAATAGGTCCAGGTAAGAATGCTCCAGTAAAATAGAACGGGGCATATTGTGCAATACTAAGAGAGTTAATAATTGACTCTATATTTGCTGTTCTAACTCGATATGATCTTCCGTTAATTAGAACTATTTCCGTATCGCCCCATGGTGATGCAAGTGACGATAGTGTTGAAAATGGGACATTAGTCGATACAAGCGGAGAAGCATCGATGGGTGATAGGAACTGCATTGTTATGGTAACGTTTGCAAGTAGTTCTCGTGTTGCAATTGTTAGTTGACCTGTCGTTGAGATTTGTTGTGCAACGACAGGTGATGCTACTGGAACGATTGCCGATCGTGGAGGTGCTGTAGATCTGGCAACACATTGTGCTAATCCTTCTTCAGAATCATTGAATGTAAGTTCAACAGAATTTGGATCAATATACACAATCGATAATGGTTCAATTTCAATAAGATCGTCACCAACAAACTTATAAGCATACACAGCTGGGTTTACCCCAAGATTGTGTCGAATACTCCATGTGGTTGCGGGCCGTCCTTGTTCGTGAGTGAACAGAAGCTTTCTTGGACTCCAATCTTGTAAGCCAACTGCAAGTGGTGTTGGCTTTCCTGTCTGATATCCAAGCTTCCGTCCTGTCTTAATCAATGTCCCCTTACAACTTTGCGTAATGATACAATGAGTGAACACCTCGAACCCTGTTTTGTTTTCAGTTAGTTCAAGAGTCCGCTTGCATGTATCACACGTAAAGACTATAACGGCCATGTTAACTCATTATGATTGATTTAGCAGAACCCGATGGGGGAAGTTGTAATCCTGAAACGTTCTCAAGATACATCATCTCTAGGTCCTTTGCGATTGATTGTGGTTCACAGGCTACAGCGTGTCTGAAAATATTATTCTTTCCTTCCATGTTGCTGACAATATATGGCATAAATCCAACTCCAAGCTTGTTTGGTCCTGCTGCTTGTGTGATAATTAGACGAACGCTCTCAAGAACCCATACGTCATTAATGACTGCATTAACTTTACCAATTATTTCCTCGCCACTGATCATTTTGAATGATTTGATCTCCATTATGTTCTCCTTATGGTGTTGTATAGTTTATAGTACTCAGGATATGTGTCCTGTCGTATTGCGTAAAATTTGTTAATTCCAAATATTAGTATCTCAGCACCACTCTGTATCCCTTCGTCAAGTGCTGTCGAGATATATGTATATGACACAAGCTCAGACAATAATTTCTGTATTGACACATCGTCAGTTTGTTCAATTAGGTGTTGAAATGTATGACGATATTCTTGTGACGTACTCGTTACTGTTTCATTGTAAAGATATTTGTACCCATTCGTTGGGAACACGTAGTAGGATGCTTGATCACATTGTGAAACGTATGATCCATTTGCAATAATTGCTCGTTGATAAATGTTTGAAATTCCATGTTGGTTAATAAAGGCACGATTGAATGATTCTATAAACGCATCGTTCTTATTGCGGTGTCGTACTTTAACTTCGCGAAATATGGAACTATCAAAGGGAAGTCCTTTGAACAAAGGAAGCCCCTTTGACTCACAGATAAACTGTTGGCAACATTGTTGGACTGTAGAAAGAAACTTTGAAGTCTCTTGTTGTTCTAAAAGTTCAGTAAACCGCATCGATATATTTATGTTATTGCGGACTAATCGTGGTGTTCTCCGTTTTGGGCTAACGTATTAAGTTTCTTGCACCTTTACATTACGAGAGAGCTTTTCGATCGTCTCGTTAGCTTCTGCAACAAGTTTTGGAACAATATATAACGGACTACGTTGTATATCATCAATCAGGTAACAGAAGTCGACCTGAAGTTGATACAATGCAGTCTTTGTTACAGTAAGATCCTTATGAACGGTTCGTGCTGCACGACCCATTCCTTGCGTTGCCTTCGCAAACGCATGGTTCAAGAATGTAACGATTTGTGGAATATCCAGTTCCTGCTTTTCCTGCTTTTGCCTTTCAGCCATTTTTATCCTCTTTACAGAGTAGTTGAACAAAGTGCTTTATTTGGTAAAGCACGCTTCTACAGTTGACGGGTCTAACGTCTCCTCTAGATCATCGAGGATATCATAGATGTCCTCGTAGATTACTGGTTCGTTAACAAACTTGTCGGCATGTTTCTCGAGAAATCGAAACAGTTGGATTTCTGTGTAGGCAACAATAGCATGTTTTTGATCATCGGTCATTTATTGTCCTTTTTATTAGACTTATATTACTACTTGAAGATCACGTGTGTAACCTTATCATATACCATCTTAGGTATAGATGAGTACACAAGCTGGACAAATGTCACCCATTTTGTTTGTTTATCGTCATAGTTCTTTAGAGCAAGTTCAATTGTTTCGCGTTGTGGCTCAAGAATCGAGACGATCTCTTCATACTGTTTCTTAGATACAGAAGGTGTTGTAAGGAGAACGAATTCTTCCAGATGCTCAACTTTCTTTGTCTCGGGTGTTTCTGTCATTAGTGGTTCAATTTTCATGTTATCCCTTGACGCGTTTTTCAACATAATCAGCAATCTCTTCGAACGTACTACCACCATCGTTTAGTTCTGCTAGAAACTCCTGCCTTCTGGAATCAAGACCACATTTAGCGAGCTGTTTTGTCGAAAGTAGATCTCCACCTTTACTTTCTGATGCGTCACTTGGATCCATAATCTCTCTTAACACACCGAGACAGCAGTATCCTTGGAAGTTTTTAAGTTCGCCTGTTGTTTGTTCATATTGTCCTGACCGTAGTGCCTTAATCCATTTTTTCTTCCACGATGTAATCATTGTTCGAACTCCTCGTTCATTTTGTTAAAGTACCATTCTCTTGTTCGAGTATTAACAACCTTGACAACGTCTTTCCATTCAAACCCGTTGCCTTCAATTGTATCTGTCTCTTCCTTGAGAATATCGTTGGCAACCCACTTCATGAATTTACCCATGTTCTGTGGGATGTGTGGTGACTGATCTTCATTAACCAGCCAATTTAGTCCCTGTCGAAGTCGACCCTCAGGGAGGATTACATCAACGCAGGCATTAATGTTGTTAACCTTTTCGATGTCAACACTTGCAACTTTTGTGACTTTCGTCACACTATGTTTCTGACCTTTCGTCTTAAACCACAAGTGTGTATTTTCTGGTCGTTCAGCACAAATCCAAACGATTCCCTCACCAATACCAGTGAATCCAAAGTGTTTTGTCCACGGACATTCTTGTTCAACGTCCAGAGTTAACTTTTCCAAAGTTGGCGATGCTTGTTCTGGATTCTTGAAGTCTATATCAATTGTAAATGGTTGCACTTCATAAATGTTGTAGATTGATGCACTATGATTGTGAACGTTTGTTTGAATTGGTGCATAAACACCATCGATAACATATGCAAACAATACCCATTGCTTTGGTAAATTTGATAATCCAACCCCTTTCTGTATATTTCCACCAATCCATTCACCATACAATGTAATATCGTTCTCTTTGGTTCCAAGTAGGTCAAATAGCCCATGTAGAATCGATTCTGGTATTTGGAAAATAAATCTTGCAAATCCGTGATTGTCATTGTCAATATCAAGGATTCGTTCCCTTGACTGAGGCTGAATTTTGTCGTGAAAACGACGAAGACCAGCATTGGTCCCATGTAGTTTTGGTGATCCAATGAACGTGAGTGTAGGAATTAAATGCGGTGATGAGATACGATTGAAGTCGTCACGAACACATTTAACAACTGTTCTATATTGCTCGATACTTGGGAACTTGTTCATTTTACTATTATCTCTTGTTGGACTTAGTTTGCATTGTTAAGACTCGTAATCTTTTCATCATCTTCTATTATACGTTGGTCTTATAAAAATTTCAACGTTGACTACCCTTCAGAAGAAAAGTATAATAATCAAAGAGTAAGAAAACTAAAAAACCAAAAACGACCAGGAATAAATATCTCAACTATGAAATACAGACAGAAAAAAGTCCACATGAAAGTGGCATACGAATATTCAAAACTTTCGTACTGTGAAGATAAAAAGGTTGGCTGCGTGATTGTAAAGAATGACAACATTATCAGTATCGGCTATAATGGTACTTCTCCTGGAGAACCTAATTGCTGTGAAGATAAACATGGAAACACTCTTCCTGACGTTATTCACGCTGAAGAAAATGCCATTATAAAACTAGCAAAGACTACTGGTGGAGCCCTTGACGCTTCATTATTCACAACATATGCTCCTTGCTTGGCGTGCTCACGTCTAATTGCAAATTCAGGAATTACCTCTGTTTACTATTTCGAGTATAACTCAAAACATCCAGAAGGCAGCGAATACCTTGAAAAACGAGGTCTCTGGGTTGAACAAATTCTAATCGACTAACAATAACAAAAGGAATTAGTATGGTCATGGCTGACAACGGGGATTCTTTGACTTCTAACGTGTACGAATCCAAAGACAGGCAAGTAACAGTATTTAAAGATCCATTTTCACAGGAAGTTTGGTCATCAACGTATCGTGATCATAATGATATAACAGTTGATGATACGACGTATCGAGTAGCGAAAGCAGCAGCAAGTATGGAAACCACTCAAGAACTTCAGGAAGAGTGGACAGAAAAGTTCTATGATATGCTGTCCGAATTCAAGTGTACCGCTGGTGGACGAATTTATGCTAATGCCGGTACGGAATGGAAGGGGACCACGTTAATGAACTGTTATGTTGGCCCTCGTGTCTCAGAAGATCCTGATTCTCTCGATGGTATTCTAACACATCTTCGTCATCAAGCACAAACTTTAAAGTCAGAAGGTGGATGGGGTGAAAACTTTAGCTATATTCGTCCAAGAGGTTCTTTTATTCATGGCATTGGCGTTGAGACGCCAGGTGCTGTGAAATATATGGAACTATTCGATAAGTCATCAGATGTAATAACATCCGGCTCAGGAAGAAAGAGTGCGAATAAGAAAGCTAAAGGAAAAATCCGCAAAGGTGCAATGATGGGTGTTCTTGATGTGTGGCACCCAGATGTGGTTGAGTTTATCACAGCAAAACAACAACCTGGTCGTCTAACAAAGTTTAACCTTTCTGTAAATTGTACAGACGAGTTTATGGATCGTGTTTCGAACATCCAAAAACTACAAGCATTTGCAGATCGAAACGTTCCTGGATATAATCAATACGGAAAACAAGAAGTTGAAGAGAAGATTGCTGAACTAGATGAATGGGATCTTATTTTTCCCGATACGAACCATCCAGCTCATAAAACAGATTGGGATGGTAATATCAAGAAATGGACAGATCAAGGACATCCTATTGTCGTTCATAATACAGTGTCTGTAATGTGGTTGTGGAATCTCATTATGGAAAGTACATACAATAGAGCTGAACCAGGTGTGTTATTTCTCGATCGTGCAAACCACTTTCTTCCTCTTTCTTATGCTGAGACAGTATCCGCGACCAACCCTTGTGGCGAACAGGTCCTAGCTCCTGCAGGGGTGTGTAACCTCGCATCGATTAACCTTACACAATTCGTTAACACAGATCTTATGGATTTTGATTATGCCAAGATTGCAAAATATACAACATATCTAGTTCGCTTTCTTGATAACATTAATGATCTCACTGATGCTCCACTACCTCAGTATGAACATTCGATTCGTAATAAAAGACGAATTGGTGTTGGTATTCTTGGTTGGGGATCTGCATTATACATGTTGAAGACAAGATTCGCAAGCTCCAAAGCAAATGAATTTCGCGATCGTGCTATGGAAACAATTGCTAGAACGGCATATATGACATCAATAGATCTAGCGCAAGAAAAAGGAATGTTCTCATATTGTGATCCAATAAAACATTCACAAGGTCGATTCATAAAGAGTCTTAGTCTTCCAGATGAATACCTTGATAAACTTCTTAAGTATGGAATACGAAATAGCTCACTTTTGTCAATCCAACCAACAGGAAACACGTCAATTTTTGCCAACGTTGTCTCAGGTGGATTGGAACCAGTGTTTCTCCATGAATATGTTCGCACTGTAATTGTTGGAGACATGCCTGCCGAAATTGCACCTCAGACACCTCGTTGGTTTGAGGGGGCATGGCATGAAACGGAAATGTTCAAATTCACAACTGAAGGTGATGAAGAAATTCTCCGTGGTGTTGCTGATAATGGTACAGTTTACAAAATCGACAAGAATCGTGGTCTGACAAAAGAGGTTCTTTGTGAAGATTATGGTGTTCGTTTTATGAAGCATTGTGGTCAATGGGATCCAAATGCTGATTGGGCTGCAACAGCAATGAGTATGACCGTCAATGATCATGTTAATGACTTAATTGGTTTCGCTCGTTGGGTTGATAGTTCAATATCAAAGACGACAAACGTTCCCTATGACTATCCATTCGAACAATTTCAGAACATCTATATTGAGGCATATAAGTCTGGATACGTTAAGGGCGTAACAACATATCGTGCTGGTACAATGACAAATGTTCTTGCTGCAAAAGATGAAAAGGAAGCAACAAATGATGATGAAGAGATCATCCTACAGGATGTTAAAATGGGAGACTCGTCTGAAGCTTCAATGAAAGTTATGCGTGTTGAGGGCAAGAAATGGTACCTTACTGTTGTGTGGAATGAGACACGAACGCGTCCGTTTGCACTATTCATTCACACAAATCATCCGGAAAAGTCTACTACAACAAACGATGCTGTCGAAAGACTTCTTGAACTTGCTGAAAGAAAGGGAATACCACAACGACATATTGAGACTGTTTACGAAAAGATAGAAATTGACAACAATACAACGAAGATCACAAGAATGATTAGTTTGTGTCTTCGTCACGGTGTACTAATTAAGAATATTGTTGCAACACTCGATAAGGTTGAGAATGTATATGCTGGCTCGTTTTTGTTCCAGGTAACAAAATACCTAGCGACGTTCATTAGAGATGGGGAGAAAGTCGAAGGTGAGTTGTGTTTAGAGTGTGGTAGTGACAAAGTGATTTACACCGAAGGGTGCAAAAAATGTTTAAATTGTTCTAGTTCAAAGTGTGGTTAAATTCAGAATATTATAAATATTCCAAATGGGGGCTATATGAAAAAATTACTGATTGGTTTGTGTTTAATGATCGCGAGTTCAGTAGGATTGACTGCAACATGGGAGTATCTAGGAGTCGTTGGACCCATACAGGTGTATATCGACCGTGATAGTGTGACTATGCAAAACGACGGAACGTATCTTGCAGCAAAGATGGTTTTTGATAGACCACAAATAGTTAGTGGTTACTATGACACATCTCAAGATCGTGTTATTCCCTTTCCACCAAATACAGCAGTTGCTTATGTTATCTCACGTGTGTTTATTGCGTGCAACGAGAAGGGGTTCTACATAAACGACGAGACGCTTTATGGTGTTGACGGGAGAGAGATCTTCACCTACGTACCATCTAGATCAATCTTAACGGAAATTGCACCAAAGGCACCATCGGGGATGGTTTTTAACGTGGCGTGTGATTAAACTTTAAATATTAGTCTGGTCGAATAAAAAATGAACAATCACAATATTTGCATCCTACTGGATACATGCGATCATATGCATCAAAGTGCCTATAATAAGGATGTCCGCAAATACAAATGATACTGTCCCCATATTTGGGATTATAACTTAACCCTTCATAGGTCCTTCTGATAATTGACCGTATATAAGGTGGATTACCATCTTCGACAACATCTTCAATTGTCTGAAATGTTTCACGTTCATATTCAGGATATCTTCTAGTAGTCGTCATCGTCAAATCGTCCTTTTGTGTACGAGTCATCATATTCGAGGTCCTGTTCATCCTCGTTGACTGTTACTTGAGCCCATTCATAAACGGAACTAAAGATCCGATCGGACAATTCATCATAAATTGTCCCATCTTCTTGTTGTTCAATTCCAAAAACAACAATCCATTCCTCAACCTCTGTTTCGCTAACTTGTCTAACAAGTTCACTAATTCTGTAACTTGTTGTGCTGTGATGATGCTTACTCATTTTACTTTTTATTTAACTCCTGTGTTAATATTGTTCTAATAGATTCAGCAATCTCAATGCTGATATCCGATGTAGGATTATTGGACATCATCATAAGATCATGAACCGCTTCTACATCGTATGAGACCTTAATGTTCAATTCTTGTAATGGTATAAGCAATTGAGGATGAATTGAAATTGTTCCCAATGTAACCGATACTTCGTGAATAAGTCTGTCTAGAATATCATCTTTTGTCATAGTAGTGGTAACTTTGTAGTTTCTGAACCTAGTTTAACAATCAGATAATCTTTGTAGAGTTTGTCGAAAATATCAGCTGCATCAGCTAACTGTTCATATGGATTCAGTACTATTTCATTATCAGGTTCTAGATCGTCATAATACCCATCGAGCCAGTGTTTGATTTTTTGTATCATATTAGTCTCCATATTTTTTAAGGACTTCCTTGAGTTCTTTAATGTAGATCTTTCGTCTCTTGTCAGGATTGTTTAATAGATCAGCGTATTCAGCCTGACGTTTTTGTGCTTCGACAAGTTGCTGTTGCGTCTTTGCTTTTTCTTCCTGTGTAAATCTGTATATAGGGAGTTGGGCGATATAATCAAGATTGACAATGTTATGTTCACGTAAAAATGCAACAAGTTCATTCTTGTTCTTAATTATGCTTGCAACCTGTGCAACACCACTATCTATTGCTGTGATAATATCAACATACCTTTGGATCTCTTCGGCAACAAGATCGTACAATCTTTGATAGCGTGTGTGGTACCACTGAAGTCTCCAGTCACAAAATTTTTGAACGACTTCTGGAAACGATGTTAGCATGATTGCTTTATGGTCGAAATCAAGAACGTTCATGATTTCCGTTTCGGCATTGTATAGACCAAGAATACCAATAATCTGTATGTGTTGTTTTGCTGTTAGGAATCCTTTCGAGAATGTGATAACAATGTCTATCTTGTCCTTTGATTGATCCTCGTAATCAACAATACCAAACGCTTCTTTAAGGTTTAGTAGCTTTTCGTCAAACCTACTATGTGTCAACCCATAAGGAAGTTTCGTTACACGAAGCTGATTGTGTGAGAGAATAGTGTACTCACCCTCAAAAGTCCAACGAACGTTTGTTTCCTCTTCGCGTTTAATAGCACGGTTTTTTGTTGGTGTGAACTCTGGATATACGTCGTCAACAAACGGTGATCCTTCTAGATACGCAATTTGTGATGTGACGATGTCGGATAGTTTTCTTGGTAGAATGTCACACTTAAACCCAACAGCAATACCAGATGTTGGATTAAGAAGAACAACCGGAATTAGTGGAAGAAAGTGTTTTGGTTCTTCAAGAGTGTCATCATAGTTTGCAACCATTGGAACAATCTCAACGTCAACAAACACAACATCCTTCGTGAACGATGATAGTTTGACACTTGTGTAACGAGCTGCCCCAAACGAACCTGGTTCTAAGAGAGTGCCGAATGCTCCAATTCCATCAAGAATAGGTATATTGTTTACATATGGACCGGCAAGAGTGTTGACAGCATCTTCTGGACTCGCATGTGGGTGTATTGGCATTGTTGCACCCGCCAGGGTTGCGCTCTTTACCTTCTGACCATCACGAGCGGTCCACAGCACCCTTCTGTGACTAGGTTTAAACCCATCACAGATAGAAGGGATTGCTCGACTTGTTAGAACATACAAAGAAAACTCACGACGTTCGTCGTTAATATACTGGGAAGACGTCATTTATAGCTCTTTAACCTTCCGTATGGGTCTTGTAAGAGTAGGAACTTTGGTTTTATTGGCTTGTCCATACAGATCTCTCTATTAATTCCTCAATGGGATCATTTTCAGTGTTAAACCGACAGTCATGTTCTCGTAAAACGTACAACCTTTCGCCAATCGTATCAGCTACGATTTGTAATTTGGCTCCATCACGAGTTAGATCTAGGTCTCCAAACCAAACTTTGCCTTGACTTTTTGTGATAATATTTGCATTCCATACACAAACGTGACTTTTGGGTCCACTTTTACTTGCAGAGATCATTCGTCCAATGTGGAGGTTTTGTTCTTTTAGTAGTTCAGTTACATTGCTCATAATGTTTTCCGCAAAATTGTGCCTCAAGTAAATTAAAAAAAGCAGTTGCAGTTGCCTCTTCGTATATTTTCAAAGCAGATGCTATTGTCTCTTTGTATATTTTCAAAGCAGATGCTATTGTCTCTTTGTATATTTTCAAAGCAGTTGCAGTTGCCTCATTGTATATTTTCAAAGCAGGTGCAGTTGCTTCATTGTACATTTTCAAAGCAGGTGCAGTTGCCTCCTTGTATATTTTCAAAGCAGTTGTAATTGCCTCATTGTATATTTTCAAAGCAGGTGCTATTGCCTCATTGTATATTTTCAAAGCAGGTGCCTTATTGTATATTTCCAAAGCAGGTGCCTCATTGTATATTTTCAAAGCAGTTGTAATTGCCTCATTGTATATTTTCAAAGCAGATGTTCTTGCCTCATTGTATATTTTCAAAGCAGGTGCAGTTGCCTCTTCGTATATTTTCAAAGCAGGTGCCTCGTCGTGTATTTTCAAAGCAGGTGCTATTGCCTCATTGTATATTTTCAAAGCAGGTGCAGTTGCCTCCTTGTATATTGTTTTATACTTCGCAACTGCCTCTTCGTATATTTTCAAAGTAGCTGAATCTAAAAACCTTTTCATCCAGTGAACTTGCAATCCTGCGGCTAATGCTAAATCCCAATTGGTCTTATTAAATTTAGCACCGGCAGGAAAGGTTTTATTAAATAGGTCGATTTGATCCTGGCAAGCATCTTTAAGGTGTTCAGAGGAGGTAATTAACATTTGTTTTCACCATTACGATTCGGAACGTTTTCTTTGTTCCCCATAAATGTAAACTAGTTCGGCAATACTTTCTGGTTTTAATCCTTTTGTCTTTGCCACAAAATCTTGTACGAATGTATCAAGATCGTTATCAAATTCAAGTATGGGTGGTTCTTGAACTACCATTGTCATGTTGTGCTTTTTAATTAGATCAACAAGACTAATCGGAGTGTAATTAAGTTGTTCCACACTCACATTGACAACACGATCGAGACCGGTATTAATAGTGTGTGTATGTCCGTGAATGCTGTAGAACCCATCAGGCAAATATGCACGACAAGGATAGTGCATAAGAATCCAGTTATTAAATAAGTAGATGCTGTGGATCTCATCGAATTCCATGTTCTTTAGTTTGCCCTTACGATCAAGATCGTGGTTACCAAAGACAAGAATCTTATATCCATTCAGTCTACCTAGCACCTCATTTGTCTTTTCTGTTCCCGTAAACGATACGTCACCAAGCCAAAATATGACATCATCTACACCAACAACACTGTTGTAGTTAGCAATCATCTTTTCGGTCATCTCGGTAACATCTGCAAATGGACGATTGCTGTACTTGATGATGTTGTTATGATAAAAGTGTTGATCAGACCAAAACCAAATCTTTGATGGTTCTGTATACTCTATAACACGCTTATCCGTCTTGTAGATTGGTGTATGATTATACCAAACTTTTGCATCTGATGAACGAATTTGTGGGCGACCGCTGGGATCGTTTGCAGAGAAATTTCTCTGTTGTATTTCTTGTAAGTCAATATCAATGTACATATTTTTCTTCTTATATTTCTCTTGTTTCAAATGATTTGTCCCACTCACGATAATCTTCTGTAAGTTCTTCACCGTATGCAATGTTTGTTAATACAATACCATTCTTTATGTTTGGTGTTACACTATGGTTTATGAATCTGTCATTATCAAGTGGGAGATGCCAACAATCATCTTCTACGTTATAGTAAGCGTGATGGCGCAAAAACTTTTGGATCCTTAGATCTAACGTATCCAACGTATCTGATCGATAAATTGACTCAAACCCAGGGACCCAAACAGTTTCACCTTCTTTAATTGGTTCATCAGCAAATACACCAATTCCATGAATTGTACTAACACCTAGAAATGTTTTTTTGACTAACATTTTTCGATGACTTTCGTTTTTGGTTTATGGCCGTACTTAAGAAGATTGTTAAATGTCTTTGTTAGACTGTTGAGAACCCAATCGGTATCTGGTTCCCAGAACGAATGCCCATCAAGCCAAAAAGGCCAGTACCAATACTTAACACAAAATTGAAATCTGATGCCTAGATCGTCCAAACGTTTAATTAGTCTATATTTAACCCCATTGTCACCAGTACCTTCAAGTAAAATTCTACTATTATCACTGTGGAGTTTTTTTAGTCTTGTAGCCTCACACATATCTTTAACGAACTTTCGTGCTTCCTTTTCTGTCGAAACGAAGCCAATACGAGTAAACTGTCCTTTACCTATAAAGTAACTTTTCCTTTGGATTGCTTCATTGTTACTTTCTTCTGCATAATATGTCATTGATTATTCTCCATTAACCATAGTTTTCGTGCATCAGCACTTGGTCCAAATAATAATTCCAATACTCCTTCTATTTTACTATCATCCAAAATAGAGATCAACGTATCAGAATTCTGGTCGTTGAGAATGATTTCCCAATCAACCCTCTGCATCGAACCGAGTCCCTTTAAATATTCAATAGACCAATTCTTATACTTTTCCTTTTGTTGTTCGTATTTTGTTCTTGATGCAAAGTGAATTCGTTGTTTGTTTTTTGATGCAACAACATTTGGAGCAAGAAGTCTATGAACAAATGCAGGCTTCTTTGGATCGAACAACTCGGGCCAGAAACAATAGAATAAACAAACAAGAGTCGTGAATATATCAGCACCATCATAATCTGCGTCAGTTGCAATAATGACCTTTCCAAATCTCAACTGTTCACGAATTGCTGGTTGTCCTGGTGTAAGTCCGATTGATGCGAGTAGATCTGTAAGTTTGCCCATCTTTAAAACTTGAGCTACTGTTGACCCATAGACGTTGTTAATTTTCCCACCAAGTGGGAATGAAGCATCAGTATTTGGATTTCGTACCTCAACAAGAGAACTAGATGCTGATAAACCTTCTGTAACAAATAGTCTACATTGTGATCTTGGAATTCCTCTTCCAACTGCATCAAGAAGACCAATGGCCTTCTTCCTCATTTGTTTCTTGTGTTTGTTTATTGCTTCGCTGTTTTTATTAGTGTGATGACGAACTGCTGCTTCTTGAATTACAGCATCAATCCATGGTTTGAACTTCTTTGCAAAGTCCTTCCACTTGGTGTCAATCATCTCATCAAAATCCTTACGAAGTGTTGGACCTGTGAGTCTTGTCTTTGCTTGTGAGTCATATTGCGGATTTGAGATCTTTAGGATGCCAAACACTAAGAGACCTTTTCGAATGTCGTTCTTATTAACCTCACAACCAAGCTTCTTTGCTTGAGGTTGAATTGCTGTTAGTGCTTTATCGCAGAACGCATTAACGAATTGTGTGTTACAGATACCACCGTCAAATAGATACGAACTATTAACCCAAGTGAACACTCGTTCATCTAGAGACTCATGAGCTACTGGGACAACATACCACTCTATGCCTTTTGTTTCAAATTTGTAATAGTTTCCAAGATCCAGAGATGAGATGATGTCATCAAATCCTCTTCTAAACCTATATTCCTGTCCAGCATTGTAGCATACTGTAACAGTTGGATTATTGAACGCAATCTCTTTTGCCCTAGCATCGAGCATCGATTCGGGTAATGTAATATCTTTGAAAACTGTTGGATCAAGAACAAATTCTACTTTTGTTCCTGTTGAATTGTCTGGATTTGATTTCGTGACTGGTTTGCTGACACTTTCGCCACCATTTGAAAACACTTGATGATACTGTTGACCGTCTCTTTTGATATCAACCTTAAACTCAAGGCTACAAAAATTAGTACATGCTGCTCCAACTCCATTCATTCCAATAACACCAGCCTCTCGATCATTTGAGAAGTTTCTACCAGACCGAAGATGACCAAAAACAATCTCTGGTGTTGGTACTCCTGTTTCATGTTTTCCTATTGGAACACCACGACCAGTGTCGGATATCATATAGAACCCATTTTGAGGATTTGCAAAGATTTCCAGTCTTTTTATTGGATTTATAGTCTGTGCAAACTCGTCTATTGAGTTGTCGATAATCTCACCAATAGCCTTATAAACTGCAGGAATGAAACGAACGCGTTCAGTTTTGAACCCTTCGTTTGTGAATCTTGGGACGAGATAGTCTGTTGGTTCAGTACTACCGAGATAAACCGCTGTCCTTAGACGAACGTGTTCTCGGTCTGATAATGCCTTAATGTCCTTTTCTGTGTACGCTTTTTCCATTGTTGTTTCCCTTACTTTTTTCACAGTACAATTCTATAGCAATACGTGCCTCAAACCCAGTCATGGTTCTCTCGACAATTGATTGCAAAACATATATTGTTCCATACTTCGCAATTGCGTCACTTATATCCTTGCAACCACCAACGTCAGCGATTGATACAGACCATCCATTATCGAGTCCTTGATAGGCCATCTTATGACCATCACCACGACGATCAGGAATAACCACCTTTGGACGTTTTGATCTTGCTAAGACCTGTATCTGTTCTTTTGTGAGAACATTACTAAGTGTCGCAATTCCTCTGATGTGAAACGCATCAAAGAACCCTTCCACTATATAGAGTGGTTCGTCGGTGTTGCGTTCAATCTCATCGTAACCATAGAAGATCTTTTGTCTTCCGACAACATCTGTGTTCTTGTACTTGATTCTTTTTGGATCACCAGTTAGATCTCGACCCTGATAGAAGATCAGTCTTTGGTGATGATAAAATGGAATTATTAATCTATCGAGCCATCCCTTACAACCATCAGATTGATCATTATGTGCAACATAGAAAGGATAGTCTGATAATTTAATCTGCCGTCGGTCTAGTTCGTCGATAATTCTTCGATCATCTGTGTGGTCAAGTGGAACGAAGAAAGATGGTAGAGGTATCTCTTTTGGTACAAGGAGATTCTCTGTTTTTGTTTTTGGTTTCTTTGGTTGTTGTTTATTCTTATGAGCCTCAAAAACAATTCGATTATAGTCCTGTTCTGGAACACTAAACGCATTGAGGACAGCCTTCATCTTATCTGATAATCCCTGACCATCAAATACAGCCCGAGTATTACAGTTAAAGCAGTTATATGCTACACTGTTGTGATCAAATAAAAATCCACCTCTTCGTTTATGTTCATGGTCGTTACATACTAAACAACGAACAGTATGCCACCCTGATGGTGTTGGATTTCCTAAAACGACATGTTCTCTAATAATGTCTTCAAGAGTCATCGTCGACAATCAAACCACTCGAAGAATTGTTGACGGTTACTTTCGGTGGGATTAATATATGAAAATCCACATTTCGGATGCAATGACTCTTCAATTGAAAGAATTGGATCTGAGATAATTGTGAGAACTGTTTTGCAGGCACCAACATTACCATCAATGACGAAGAATGGTTGTTCGAGATTGAAGAATAGTTCTAGGTTCTTCCGATCAATTTCTTTTGCTTCTTCTTCGTTTTCGACACGTCCCTTTTGGGTATATTGTTTTACACGACGGATGAAAATGTTAATGTTTGTGTATGAGTTAAACACTTCGTTTATGAAAGGTAGAAAAGAAGGAAAGTAATCGTGTGGTGCATAAAGATGTGCGAACAATAGTGGACTATCCGTGATACAATATTTGACACCATATTGGACAAGACGTCTCAGACGATGGTGTTGTTTTGCAGAGATATAGTCCTGCTCTGTAAACATATGTGTTCGCTTTTGATACACTAGGTCTTTAGCAAACTCAGTGACAAGTTCAACATCATATAGTTTCATTTTCATTAGATGAAAGGTACCCGCTGCGGTTGTAGATTTACCGCTACCAGGACCTCCATAGAGATTGATGACAGTGAGGTCTTTATTGTCCATATTTCCCTCCGTGTTATTGTTAATGTAAGCATATCTTACACGAAGTAAATAGGGAAATCAACGAGTTACTTAATCTTTCCTGTCTTCTTTGCTGCCTTTGCCTTCTCTTCCTGAACTTCTGGATTCGAGAACATCTTTTTTAGACGCTTACGAACTTCATCAGAATCCATCCAAATATCCGTGCCACGAAGGACCGCATCTACTTCCTCCTGTGCAAGGAACGGCATTGCAATCTTCTTCATCAACTTTGCGAACCATTTATTCGTTGCATCAAGTTCAGCCTGTTGTTCATGTCCCTTTCCAACTACACCACCAGTATAGTGATGAAACATCATTAGGCAGTTTTCGTGAACTTGTAGTTCGTCACCAGAAAGAAAGATTAAAGTACCAAGAGAATAGGCTTTCGCTTCAAGAATCGTTACGACGTGAGCGTTTGTGGCTCTCATTGCGTTTATGATGTGCATTCCTGTATCGAGCCGTCCACCTGAGGTATTGAGGTGAATATACACTACATCGTTTTCTGTTGCTGTTAGAATTTTTGAGATCATTTCGACGTAGTCGCTAGGATCTCCAATCTCATCCATAACGAAGAAATGGTACTGCTTTAATATTGTTGACCTTTCTAATGTTTTATAGGCTGTAGTAGAGTGTTCTTCTTCTTCTTTTCTTTTGTTCTTGGTTGATTTTGCGTTATAGGACACTACTGTTTGTTTTTGTTCGTCCATTATACGTCCTTTTATTATTATTGAAGAACTGTGCAGCGGAATTGGGTAACAAGGCTCCGCTGCAAACCCCGTTGAGGCTTAGGCCGCTAGGCCAAGTTCCTCAAAATAGAATGCGTCATTTGCATTTACTCGTTTTATGCTGTTTACGACAGTCATCTCTCGGGTTGCGTAATAGCCTATTTACCGTCAATCGATACCATTGCAGGCCCATCAGAAACACTCTCACAGAAAGAGCTGTTGGTGGACCTGTCCGGAGTCGAACCGGAGTCTTGCTCGGCCTTACTACTACAACGTTTACAACCATTCTTAATGTATTTATTTTACTTCAAACTTTTACAGAAAGTCAACAACTAAAAGGTTACTAGTAATAGTCACGTAACGCTCAGGTTACATAAACACAAACAAATTGGGCACTTTGGTGCCCTTTACTTCCTCACATAATGTACGAAGTACAACTCGTCAGTTTCTTTACCATCCTTAATCGCGAAGTGCCGTGTAAGAATTTGGGTTGGGAAGATCTTATCGCAATTAAAATAGTGTTTTACTA